ACGAGTTGGTTCTAATATTTCGTAGCATACGTTTTCTAAATTTTTAATATCACCAGATCCTGGTGAATTATCAATACCTTTACGCGTAGCGGTCATTGATTTTGTCATCTCTTCGAGTTTAAAATGTTTACTAAGCTGCATGATTTTTATTTTGTGAGTAAAGTAAATATAACATATCCCATGCCTGTTATCAAGGCACCAACAGACACCAATAGAATACTCTCTATTCTATGTATTTGTTTTTCAATAGAATGTATTTTATCATGAGTTTGTTTTTGCATAATCCTGCATAACTTTTCATGAGAATCAATTCTTTGTAATGCGTTATCTTTGCTCATTATGTCCTCGCCGCAATTATTTTTTCTTCTGGTGATAGTAATGCTTGTTCACTACGTGTCAACCCATTTATTTTTTGAGGTGACTGTGCCATTAAGTTTGGCGCAGGCATACTAGTCTCAGGTAATGGTGGTGTTTGTATTCTTTGTGAAAGTTCTGGGCCTCCGCCACCACTTCCTCCACCTGAAGGTAATCGTTCACTAAAATAATCAGTCACTCTATCAATAATACTTCTATTAACTTTTTCTTCTGGAGCTAAAGATTTTCTTTTAAATTCTCTTTCAATTGTTCTAAACAATCTTCTAGGATAAAAATAATTTCTAAAGTCATCTGTTTTTTCTAAACCTTTTTCTTTTGCCATATTTTCAGCATCTTTTATTCTTTTTTTCATACGAGAATCATATCCACTATAAGGAATATTTCTTCCTCTCAACAAGGAAGTAATTTTTTTAGCTGGCATTCCTCTTTTTTTAAGAATTTTATAAAGCTGTCTTCTTGAAACTCCAACAGCCATTGCATCTTGAAGTACTCTATAAAAATCTTTATTTACTCTGTAGTTTTCTTCTTGTATTGCCATAAATTCTCGGCCCAAAGCTTCCGGTCCTCTTGTTCTCCAATTTTCTAAATTAAACATAGTTTCTGTTTCAGTTACAGCTCTTGTTCCTCTATTATATTCTGATATTTTATATTGCATCGTTTGTGGTACATCCACATTGATAATTCTAATTCCAGATAATAATGCAAGAGCTTCATCTTGTAATGATACCGGTCTTCCACTTTTAGTGACATCACCAATCGCTCCTTTATATATTTTCTCAGCAGTTCTGACTGCTCCTGGTTGAATCCCTTCCCACATATGAGCCCAAGATTTTGCAATTTTAGTTCCAATTTCATCATTATCACTATAAACTTTTGCACCTGTTTTAGTTTCTCCACCTCTTCCTCCAGTAAAAAATCCTGCAGGAGCTACATCATTCCATTTTTCTAATGCAATTGCTTCAGAAATAAATGGTTGAATTGTTTTACCAACTGGTCCTTCACCAAAAGGATTAATCATTTGAAATAATATTTCTTTTCCTTTTTCATTACTCATTTTACCTTCTTGCAAAGTTTTCATAAACGCTTCTACAGGTTGAATAACTACATCATAAGGACTAAAGTATGAGAAATTAATTGCTTTGCCCACACCATCTTTCCATTTATCAATAGGAATAATTGTTGCTCTTGAATTCCATGGCGCAGAAAGACTTCTTTTATAAGCTTCTATTTGTTCTGGTAAAACACCAGTTAAATTTTGAGCGATAGTTGAAGCTCCCCAACTAGCTCCACCTAGTGTAACATAAGTACCCATCATTCTTCTGTATCCAATTTGTCTTAATAAAGGATTACTAGATGCTGCTTCTTTAGATGCAACATTTAAAATGTTTGCTGTTGTTCTAATCATTTCTGCAGGAAACGATACGAAATTACCGAATGGCAGTTTTCTAATATTTTTAACAAACTCTGGCACCTTACTATAGGTTGGGTATAAATTTCTAATTTGCCATGCAGCGGCTTCATCAACAGCTTCATTAAAGGTTTTTGCTTTACCAGTAAATGTATCTAGTTTTTGAAATTCTCTTCCTGTTATTTCTCTAGTCCATTTAGCAATATCATCTACCGTACTATACATACCCCTCATTTGAGATTTTACGTACTCATGCCCATACCATTTCCATAAGTTATCACCTCCTGCATATACTTGAGTAGCTTTCCTAACAAATTTATTATTAGTTAATTTATTAAGTAAGCTATCCATACTTTTAACTTTAGCTCCGGATTTTATATCTTGTAAGACAGCTTTTAATTCAGCAGTGTATATGTTTTCATCTAATACACCGAGTCTAATTTTATTTTCTATATTTTTTATAAAAGCAGCTTCATCAATTACTTTACCCGCTCCAAAGATGTCATCTATTGTCATTTTTAATGCTTCAGTTACAGATGATCTTCCACCTATGTGACCATTAGCTAATGGAAACATACTTGCAGATGTAACGTTTCTAACTTGAGTAGCTGGAGATAAAACTGTTTTACCAAACTGAGTTGCTACTTTAAATTGAAGAATTCCCCGATAGATATCATTTTGAATCCAACTATCTAACGTACCAGGAGTTCCTTTAAGAGCTTGTAAAATTTGTCTTGAAGAATGTAGTTTAGAAATATCACTTTTTAATAAACCTAATCCTTTAATTTCACCAATGCCTCTATCACTTATATCTAAAATTCCTTTACCAATTCCTTGAGCTTTAGTTTTAAAAAGCCATCCTTCCTTTTGTCCAATAGCTGCCAATTTATCAAACATTCTTTTATTAGCTGATTGAGTAATGGCATGAGATGTAGTTGTTAATACAGATGCTTTTAAATTATTTTCCTCACCCAATAATTTTTTAATTGCATCTGGTAATTCTTCTCCTGTTTTTAACAACTGATCAGATCTTAATTCTTCTTTAGCCATTCGTTGTAACATTTTTAATGGATCTTGAGCATTTTGTTTTCCATCTTGTAGTATTTTACTAACAACAGACTCAGCATAAGTTTTATTAGCTTGGGCTTGAGTTTGATTTTTATAAGAAGACTTAGCTGCTTCTTTTAAATCTTTATTTTTTTTAACTACATTATTAGTAACCCAATCTACTGCTTTATTATAAACTTCTTTAGGAGGGTTATATTCTGGGTTAGTAAATATAGAAAAAGATTTACGCATATATGTTTTAATATTTTTAAGCATATAATCTTTTAATTCTCCTGATGGTAAAAGTTCACCAAAAGTTTTTTTAATTTTAATTAATTCTTTATTAAGTTCGTGAGCCGGGGTTCTTAATTCTTCCGGCATTGAACTTAGTTTTTTCTGTCCTTTTAAATAAGATAATACTTGATCTAAATAGTAATCCATACTAGCCGGTGATGTAGTATTAGTATTGTATAAATTCTTAGCACCTTTAGCTAAATTATAAGCTTTAAATTCAAGAGACTCTAACCATTTATTAATAGTTTTTGATCTTCCTTTTATTTCTCTTTTAGCTTCAGACGATATTTGATAACCTAATCCTGTGTATGATCCAACTGATCTAAAAGCAGCTAAAAAATTATCTAACTTTTTTAATCTGGCTTTTAAAGGATCTTTACTTTTAGTGCTAAACAATCTCCAGTCTTCAAATTTTGGTAACTGTTTAAATTTAAAATTTCTACTTAAAATAGGATTCATTAATTTTTCTACAGTAAAAGCACCGGCCGTTCTTAATTTTTTTTGCGCTGCGGGTAGACCAGGAGTTCTAGCTAAAATGTAAGACAAAGGAGTGACAACTGCTTTATCAGCAGCTTTTAAACCCATGCCTGCAACGTAAGCACCGGGTTTAAATAAGCCATATTTTAATCCTGTAGCTAAGGGTTTACCCATTAAAGAAAAACCACCCCCAATACTTGCACCTTCCACTCCAAATCTTAACCTGTTTTTAAATCTAGTAACTGCTAAATCTCTTCCTGATTTTCCTTCTTCGCTTTCTTTTTCCATGTATAAAGTAGGCATGTTAGGAGAAGAAGCTAAAAAATCGACAGCGGCAAAAGTACCAGCCATATAACCAGCACGTTTTGCTATAGAGGTTGCTCTTTGAGTCTTAGTTAATTTACCTAGAGCTTCTTTGCTTTTGGCAATACCTCGTGCTCTTGCGCCAACTTTTAAAATAGCACTAGAAGGTATACCAAATTGAACACCTATTTTTCCTATTTCTCCAAGTAATGTTTCTGGATCTTTAATTTTATTTTCTTCGTAAGCTTTATCTAATGCATCAAGATATTTAGTATCAAACGAAGCATCGATTCCTTCAGTTAATAAACTAGATATACTATAACCTAGGTCCTGAACACCACCATACAAAGATCTTTCTATTTCTTCAAAACCCTCTATGTAATCTTTTTCTTTGGGTTTATCTTTGCCTTCTGTTAATTCTTTAATTCTTTTTAATTTTAATGGATCAAAAGGATTGGTTTCTAATAAAGGAATAGCTTTTTTTAAACCTTCCCAAGTAAACTTAACTTCTTTTCTAGTTTTTGAATTTAAATTTTTTGATATAGAATTTTGTAATTCGTCAAGTTCTATTAAATAATCTTTGTCTTTATTTTTAAAAGGTTCCACTTTAACCCTCCTGTGGTAACACTAAATCTACATTGTATAGTTGGTTAAAGTTATCTACATCCTGTTGGGTTATAATATTAGCAAAATCTACTAAAGCTGATTTACTATTAGATAATAAAGAAACAATATCATTTGAAATTTCTTGTGGTAATCTAGCTCTTAATTCATTGTAAGTTAAATCAGCTACTTGATCTGAGCCTGTTTCTTCTACTTGTTCAACCATTTCTTCCATAATAGGTTCAGGTTGACCTCCCATAGCTAAACCAACTCTTCCTCCTGAAGCTTTAGCTTCTTTTGTTAAACCGTGTTTTTTCATAAAATCTAAATGTTCTTTAGAATAAATTCCAAATTCATCTATGATTCCTTTTTCTAAAATAGCAATTCTAGGATCTCTTCCTGATATTTTTTCTATAATAGATTGATTAATGGTAATGTCAGCTGTATTACTATCTTTTTCTTTTTGTAATTCAGCAATCTGTTTTCTTTTTTCACTTTCATCCATCTGAGGATTTGCTTCAATTTGTTCTATTTCTTTATCAATGTCTGTGTTTCTTTTTGATTTTGTTTGTGTATCCGAAATACGTGTTTCTAATTCTTGAATTTCTACTTCAGATGCATATGGATCTCTTCCTTTTTCCGGATCTTTACCCATTGCTTCTTCGTAAGCCTCCCATTCTTTTTCTTTCAAACCCGCGGCAGTTCTATACGCTTCAAGTGTAAGGTCTCTATCGTCTTTTCTTCCTTTTAATCTTTCAAGTTGTCTTGCTTGTTGAAATTTTTCTAACGCAGGTGCTCCAGCTTTACCAATTGCTCCCATTAAATTTCCGCCTGGTTGAGCTGCTAAATTTAAAGCAAAATTGGTTAACATACTTGATACAGAACCAGGAGCCATAGCCTCTTTTTCAGGATCTTCTCCCATAACTTCTTTTAATATACCTTTTTGTGCTAATATTTCTTCTTTAGTCATTGCTGTAGGTCTTTGCATTATTCCAGTTGCCTTACCATCATCTACTGTTTCAGTTAATGATTCATCTATAGTAATATCTTCTCCAGAAGGAAGAATTTCTCTATTTTCCATTCTCCATTTTCTAAATATTCCTTTGTCATCTAGATGAGAGTTGGAGTTAATAAATTCTTGAGAGACACCCATTTGTTGAAGTGTTTTTCCTCCAAAACTATAACCCTGTCTTGATGCATTAATACTAGGTCCATCTAGTCCAGAAGTAATTCCTTCTGCACTTCCACCTAGTCTAAACATCGGTCTTCTTAAAACTCTATTCATTAATATTTACCTGTTAGTGATCCGTAGATTCCAGCAAGTCCTGTACCCATAGTCAATGCATTCTGTAAAGGTGAAGGATTAGGTACATTACTTGATGTTGTTTGACCCGGATATCCACCCATTAGTCCAGCCACTTGACCTGCGTATCTAGATAAATTCTCTTGCGGTAAGAAAGTAGCCTGCCTTGCTGCTTCTCTTTGTGCGTCTAGTTTAGCCTGTTCTTGTGCTTGTTGTCCTGCGCCCACTGATCCTAAAGTTTGAATGTCTTGTCTTTGTAGTCCTGGCACCATACTTGCTAGACCTCTTTGTCTTTCAAAGTCTTGGCCTCTGGCTTGTTGTGCTTGTTGGAATCCTTGTTGTAACAAGTTAGCTTGAAGCAAAGCTCTTTCTCTATCGCTACCAGTTTGGTATTCTGATAAAGCTACTTCTTCTCTTCCACCACCAAAAGCTCCAGCTTGAACTGCTTGATCTCTTAATCTTTGTCTTTGTATTCCTGCATTTCTATCGAATTCTTGTAATGAAACATCTATCACCTGTTGTTGATACGGTGACATATATTCTGAAATTGAACCTGCACCTGTTCCAGCACCTGCTCCCATAAGTTGTTCTGCTCCTGCAACATATGGTTTATATGCACCTACACCTGATGCTGCTAATGCCGCTGCATCTTTTTGTAATTGATCTTGTTGTGCTATTTGTGGTGCAATTCCTGCTAAACTTTGTTGTCTAGTTTCAAATGCTTTAGCTGCTGTTTGTCTTGCTGCAAAATCAGCTGCTGATTCACCGGGTCTTTGTGATATTGCTGAAAGTCCTACCGATACCGTAGGTACACCTGTTGATGCTACTAACGATTTACTTAGGTCAACACCTATGTCTTCAATAAACTGTGGGGGTAATGTTCTTGTTGTTGTAGTAGCCATTATAAAACTTCCTCTAATCTTTGTGATGTTTGAAACATTTGTCTAGCGCCATCTAAGCCTTGCGATTCTTCAGATACGTCACCTCCGGCTTCAAGGTTTTTCATCATATTATACATAACTTCTGCGCCTTTGTCTACATCTCCTCCGCCAGCATTTCTGACAGCGTCGGCTGTAAATACGAATTCATTCTTACTTAATCTAGCTGGAACATCGTCTGCTTTTTCTCTACCACCAATAGGTACAAAGCCACCATCTTCTCTATAATCTTTTTCCATACCACCAAGGTCCATGAGCCCTGATTCAGCATCTCCTCCTTCAGCTCTAAAAGCTAAAGGCACATCTTGAGATCCTTGTGCTCCTTTTTTTCTCCATTCATCAACATCAAAACCTGTTTTGTCATCATAGCCATCATTATCTTCATCAACTGGTGGTGAAAGTAATGCAGTTGCTAATGATATACCACCAATTGCACCTGCTACTTTTCCTGTTGAAAGTCCACTTAAATATTTACCAAGACCTTTACTTTTAATTCCAGATAACATTCCTCCTAAACCACCACTACCGAATAAACCCATTTTATAACCACCTAAACCTAATAATGCAGCTTTACCTAATGGACTTTTAAATACTTTTTTAACTTTTTTAAATATACTTCCTAGACCATAAGCACGTCTACCTGTGTACTTGTCCATAATTCCACCGTAAGCTCTTCCAACTCTTCCACCTTCAGCTCTAAATGCTAGAGGCATCATCCACTCTTCCTCTACAACTTCTTCTTCATCAATAGGTTTTCCTCCTGTAAAACAATACGCAGGTGGGTTAGGTCCATCACATGGGTTATTATAATTTGGTTCATTATCTGGTGGATTAATTTGATCATCAGTCTTACCTCTGTTTCTTAGTGTCTCTAAATCTTCTCGTGTTACTACTCCAGTCCCTGCAAGATCTCTATAATCTCTAGCTTTTTTTAAAGTGTTTAATGCTGTAACTTGTGTGTCAGGTCTAATTTTATCACCAATAACACTTATTAATCCTGGTGCTGGTGAATTTACATCATATAAATTTGGTCTATAAGATTCTATACTAGTTCCAATGTTACTTCCTAACATTGCTTTACCTGTTTCTAAATCACTAAAATCATATCCGTATGTAGGATCAGCTGCTACTTTTGCTGCTGCCTCTGCTCCAGTTATACCATACTCATCTATAGGACTAACATATTGTTCTATGTCTTGGTATTTTTGAAAAGCTCTTTTGTTTGCTAGTTCAACATTTTTTTTATTTGTAAATGCATTTAATCTTTCTATAGGTCCAACTTTACCATCTTTGTTTGTATCTGCTTTATCAAAGCCTATATCTTCTTCATCATCTTCAAATAAATCAGGTAATACTTCTAAGTCTTTAAAATCTTTTATTTTTTTAGTTTTAGCTTTTTTCTTTGCTTGGTTTTCTAGAGTTGTTGTTATTTGTTTTTGTTCTTTAGCTTTTTTTTCTTGTTCTTTTTTTCTCTTTTCATTTTCAGCTGCTTGTTTATTTCTTTGTTCTACCGCCTCTCTTGCTCTTCTAAACTGCTCTTCTGAACCACCACCAGAACCTCCAGCATCAACCCTAGCTTGAGCTTTATCTTGAAAATCTGAAGCTGCATCTTTGTAATCATCATCACCAAAACCTGCATCAGCTCCATAATATCCCGGTCTGGAACCATCTTTATTTCTTTTTACTAATTGAATACGGTGAGCTGGTCCACCATTAGCTGCAGCCGCTCTCATAATTCCTACTTCTTCTACAACCTCTTCATCCATGTTCCGTGATTCATCGCCCATGCCACCTGGATCAATGCCTATGACTTCATAATACTTATCACTATCGTAAGCTATTTCACCAGCTTCATCATAGTCATAGCCGTATTCATCCATCAATAATTGCATTCTTTTTAAATACCAATCAGGACCAGCCATTAACATTTCTTGTTTTTTAAGAGGTCTTTCTCCTTCGTACTTGATGCTTGGAGCACCAGTTTCTATCATGGAAGATTCTTCTATAATATCTGTAATTGCCATAGTTTTTTAAAATATCCTATTTTACTTTGTTTTACAATCCTTTGGTTTGAGCACCTAAGATAACCTGCTTAACTTTAACATGAACATCTCTTTTAATATGTTCTCTTTTAGTAGGTGTATCTGGGTGGTCTACATCATCATCAGCTTCTTTATCTGATAAATACTCTTGTCCTGTTTCAGTATTAGTAAGTGTTACTTCTACTTCAGGTGTAATAACTCTTACATCTTTACCGTCTATTTTTTGTATTTCGTCTTTAGCTTCTTGTTCTATAAATGGCATATTTTCCTATGTTGTTGTAACCTCGGTAGGTCTTGAAATTTGTAATACAGAGGCAGTCATTTTTATAACATTTCCTGTGGCACATTGCATCTTAATTTTATCGCCAGCCTCTAAAATAACAACATTATTAAAGGTTAATAAATCAATACTTCCACTAGCATTTATACTGACTTTATCAAATTCATAATCAGTGCTGTCTGATTCATCACGTACTTTAATCTCTACATCTAAAGCACCACTATGACTATTAAATAATTTAACACTTTTTACTATAGAAGTCGTAGCTGATGGAGACTCATACATATCATCATACGATCCTGCAGATGTTACTTTAGCCTGAATATTTTTATATACGTTTGCCATTATGCCATGAAGAAATTAAATCTTTCTTGATCATCCTTTTCTGGTTGTAAATATGTAGAGTTTAACTGTTCAATCATAGAACTAATTGCTCTATTAATTTGTCTTTGGTTATCTTCTGTATATTCTCTTTTAGGTTCTGGTAATCTTACTACTATTTTTGTCATTATCTTCTTCCGTCTGGTTGTAAATCTATTTGGAAAGTTCCAAATCTCCATGCTTCTCCTGCACCGTCGTTTTCTATTTTTAAACTAGCATATCTTCCTCTAGCTCTAGTGTCTTCTTTAGTTGTTGTAGATGTAATGGTAAATGGACTGTAAGTACTATTACCTGCTGTTGAAGAAGGATAGTCTTTTAATCCAATAGTTACTTTTGCATTTCCTGTCAACGTTTTAAAGTCTGGAACAAATCTTCTCATAGCTAGAAACAATTCTGGTTGATCTTGTTGTAAAGCAATATCATAAGATTCAATATAAGATGTTAAAGCAGTTGTACTTCCATCAGGATTAATTTGATCTGTTCCTGTTTCTTGTTCATAAAAAGTAGTTTGTCCTAATCCTTCAGCTCCTACTATAGTTGGAAAACTCCCTACTGCAGCACTATTATAATAAGTAGAGTAAGGTTTTGGATAAACAATTGCATCAATCCAAGCTGTTCTAATTGAATTTGCATTTATTCCTGTATACCAATTACCCATAGGTACTTGTTTAGATTCACCATAATTAAATACTACATATTTATCATTATAAGTTGAACCTGAAGATGGATAATACCAGATTACTTCTGTAAATAAGTTGTTAATTCCTGCAGCTACTTGTTGACCTTTAGTGGTGTCAAAATTATCATAAACATAATCTTCAACAGCACAAGGCAATGAATTAACCGTACCATCAAATGCAAAGAAACCATTATTACTTAACCAATAAGCAACACCATCAATCTCACAACAAGCATTCTGACCAATTAGTCCACAGTTAGTACCTACCTGTTCAAATCCAAATGTAAAAGGTGAACCTACAAATTTCATTGAATACAATGCATTATCAGTCCACACTAGAATATTTTCTTTAGCAACAATTGATCCCATAATTTTAGTTCCATCTTGCAGTCTATATGTTCCTGCACTGTTATCAGCTGCTGGTGCATAAGTATTAATTGATCCTTGGTCCGAGAACCTAATAAACATATCGTCTTGTGTAGAAGCTGTGCCAATAGTTGTTTCTGTTCCAAGATGAATTAAGTGACGTGTGGTTGGAGATATTAAAGTCATCCTTGAAGCTGTTGGGTTTCCTAAAGCTCCATTAATATTTGTTGCATAATTATTTGTAGTTGTTGAAGCTCGCGCAGTAAATCTTGCATCTCCACTAATACCTGAATCCCATGTAAAAGTTTTTCCATTAGAAATTGTTGCAACTAAAACTTGTCCCCAATTACTTAAAGACCATAAGCCTGGTTCAAGTGAAACACTGGAAGCATTGACCGCTTCTCCCCATCCGTTCCAATCTGTTGCATCATAAACAATAGTTGCATCGCTATGAGCTTGTCCGTTTGAAGTTCCTGGAGTTGCAGTTCCAAAAGCACCTCTTGTAATAGTTGTTAAATCATTAGATGAAATACCAGTATAAGAAATTAATTCTCCTGTACCTAAAGTTCCAACAGAGGCAACTCCTGGATTAGAAAAACCAGTTGTAGATGTTAAAGTTACTGAAGTTCCAGAACCACCTGTTCCAGCTGTATCAGCTAGTAATGCACCATCTAAATCATTTGAAAGACTTCCAGTAATATTTCCTCCAAAAGTTCCAACACCAAAACCATAACCATATGTTTGAGCTGCGGGTCCTACTCTTTGATAAGGTTGAACCGTCATACTTCCACCGGTAGAAATAACTGCACTTGCTTGATTTGCAGAGTTAATTGTAAATGTAACATTAGTTGGAACACTTAAAACTTGAAATTTTTTATCTTCAAAATCACTAGCATTTAAACCTGTTCCTCCTGGTAAAGTTACAGAATCTAAAACAATAATATCTCCTACTTCTAAACCATGCGCTGATGTTGTGGTAATGGTGCAAGTTTTAGCTGTAGTACTATTTGTTGCTAAAGTAGAAGATGTAAAAGTTGTTTGTACTCCCGCGTTGTTAGATCTCCACGGCGTAACATCATATAGTTGTCCTTCAAAATATATAAGTAAAAATTTATCTGTACCAATAGCTACGTATCTATTTCCATCGGTATCAACAAATGCATGAACTTTTCTAGCAACTCCATGAATTGTTGTGTCTGATAATAAAGAAGCCCATCCTCCTACTTTTTCAGGAAGACCATATCTAAATCTAGCGTTATCAGAATCTACCCATCGACCATTTGCACCAACAGCTGTATCCTGTTTGTCAATCCCTGGTAAAAATTTAATGGAGGTAAGAGCCATTTTTTAAGCTCCTATGTTGGGAATACTGTCGTATTGTTTTTATAAGCCCAGCCCCTAGTTGAATCAAGATATATAAGTGTTGCTGATTGTCCATTTACATTTAAAGCATCATCAGATGCAGCACTCATAATATTAGACCCATTTCTACCAACAGTAACATTGTTAGAATTAAAGTTTCCTCTTGAATCAATGATTGTAACTTCATCTCCAGTTGAAGGTGAAGCTGGTAATGTCACCGTTAAAATAGCTGAAGAAGTATTACAAAAAATTTGATCTCCGGCAACAGCTAAATAAGGTGTGTAAGTATGATCAATTGGAACAAATCCTTTTTCTAAAAGAGTAGTAACAGTGTTCGTTCCATCAGATTTACACATCATCGTAGCTCCAACTGGCACAGGTTGTGATGTTCCTGAAGCAGTTAAAACACTTAATGTATATTTATTAGTTCCATTTCTATTAGTATCGTCTTTTATAAACCAAACTCTATTAGCCGTAGCTGGCATAGTTAAAGTTCTATTAGCCGCTAATGTACCATACAATCTAAGGTACATATTTTTACCATTAGAAGTAGCTCCATCAGTTAAATCTAATGTAACACTTGCTCCTGCCATATCTACAGATAAAACTCCTGTAGCGGCTTGTTCTAAAATTTGTAAATTGTCATTAGTAATACTACCCCATTGACCAGCTTTTTCGCCGGTTGCGATAATCTCTAGTTTGGTGTTAGTTGAATAAGTTGATGCCATAATTTTAATAAGGGTCTATTGGTGTCCATACCATTGTAACACCAGGACCAATTTCACTCCATGTTATTGCAGATGCAACTCCTGAAGAAAGCGCGAAAGTGCTTCCAGTAGGTGTAACATTTGCGTCAGCGGTTATTGTAACAGTTCCTGAAGAAATTACAACCTGATTTCCACTAGGAGAAACGTTGGCATCTGCGGAAACTGTAACAGTTCCAGTGCCTAGAACATATGATGATTTAGTTGGATCAACATTAGCATCTGCTACAACGGTAACAGTTCCACTACCTAATACAACTTGACTAGCGTGTGGAAGTTCTGTGATAGAATCTGCGGTAATTCCAATATTTCCAATACCAAGAGTTACTTGAATCTTAGTAGGTGTAATTGTTACACTATTATTATTGGTAATAGATGCAAAGGGTAACCCAGCAAAAGAACTACTTCCTAAGAGCATGGTTACGCTCCGTTTTCAGCGTCCCATTTAGCTTGGGCATCTGTTAGCATTTTATTTAAAACTTCTTCTGATGGTTTATCTCCACCATCAATAACTTTTAAATATTTATATTGCATACGATCTTTGTTAGGTATTTTATTACCATTCTCATCGTATTTTTCCCAAGTATACCAAGACGTACCATTATTTCTATGATAAGAAATAACGTCGTTTAATTCCGATGGTCTTCCTCTAGTTGGCATATTACGTGTCTCCCAATCTTAAAAAGCTGCACCAACTTTGTGTTGATGCACTAGATCCAAGAACTGCTGCTCCATTAGTTTGTTCACAAGAACCTTGAAATCTAACTTGATAATTTGTTGTGTCTTGCACATCAAAAAGTTCTGAACTAACACTAGACATTTGATAATAAGTTCCACTATCTCTATAAGCTGAACCACTTATATTTGTAACGTCTTCCGTGCTTGACCAAGCATCTGGAGTCCATTGAATAGATGTTCCAAAATATCTATTTGTTGTAGTCATATTAAAACTAAACATACATTGAATTAACCATATTCCAGTTGCACCTATAGTAAATGTTCCTCCCGAATGAGATACCGATGATCCAATAGACCCTTGAGTTGGTTCATCAGTGGCTTCCCAGTTTGTTATTAAAGTGTTTGATCCTGTTGTAACAGTTGTGTTACCAGTAGTTCTAAATCCCTGTGCTCCTGAAAGTCCACTTGTAACAGCTGCACTACCAATTGCTGTAGTACCCGTAAATTTTAAAAATTGATCTGTTGTTCCAGATGCTAAACCTGTTCCACCATTAGCAACACCAAGTGTTCCTGAAACTGCATTTGCGATTGGTAATCTAGTTAGTGCCATTATCCGAACAATGCCTCCACTTCAGCGTCAGTAAGAGCCTCGCCGGTTTTTAATTTTGCTTTGCCTGAAGTTTTGTTGTTTACTTTAGCTGTGTCAGCATCTTTAATTTCTTGTATCTTTGCATCAACTTCATCTTTAGTAGGTAATGTTGCTGTATCATCATTTAAGATAATATGCTCATATTTCATTCGTTGGTTATTTGGAATTACAGCACCATTATCATCTGTTTTTCTCCAACCATACCATTGAGGTTTACCTTGATTAAAATGTGCTAATGCTTCTTGTAAATAATCTCTATCCATTTTATGTTTCTCCTAATTTTTTCATAACGACATACGTATAGTTAGCATCAGTATTACCTT